ACTAGAGGCGCCGTAGGGCACAATAATATCTTCCGCCGGTACAAATATAGATACCTGCCGCTCTAGCGAGGGATCATAGTAAACTTTCTTAAACGCATTACCTGCTAAGCCCAAACCCCACAACATTCTCTCGTGCTCTGGGCGATACTCAACCATACGCTCAGTTAGTTGATAGTTCATATCGTCGCGCACGCGGACGGAGGCTTCTTTCTTCTCTGGAGTCTCTTTACCAATGATCTGCGTTTTCACCGGCCCCATCGCGGGGAATGTCTCCATAATTGTTTCGGACTGAAACTTCACCAGCGCCTCAGAAAGTAACGGGTGAATAATCCCGCATGCCCCGGGCCATGGTTCTGTCCTGTCTTCAATCTTCATACCTAGAAGTTCTAAGCCATCTACGTATGTCTGCATCCAATCCTTACGGGAATCTACGTCAGACTGAACATCACCTAGTAGATCACCTGCCAATTCGGTTAACTGCCCCTCATCCATATCGTCAGCAAGGTTCGCATTAAAGTCTTCTGCCTCCTCACCTTTTTCAAACTCCACTAACGGCATGCCATCGACGCCGATGCGAACAGCCTCTGGGTCTTCAATCTCAATTTCAATCTCAGGGCCTTCCTGAACCATCGTTTCTTCGTCCAACCCTAGCGGGGCTTGGTTGAGTGCTTTATCAATCGCCATGTTCTATCCTTAGTAGTAGACGTTTTGCTTACGTCTATAAAATATTTCGTCATCAGGCTCGTCCGTCGGTAAACGCAGGAACCCACCATTTCTAAATCTCAAAAGGGCCTGAGTTGTTGAGTCCACCAAGTCGTCGTTCGCCCCTGACGGAAAGTCGTTGCACTCCTCAATAACATCTTTTGCCCACCGCCTGTCAGGTGCCCAGACAATCCCAGATGAGAATAAATCGGACACAGCGTTGACCCTTGCAATCTTATCCTGCCCCTTGCCCGGCGTAAATTCTGAAACAGGTACGCCCATGCGCCTCAATTCCTGATATAGAGCTGATCCGTTGGACTTCTTTTCTACAATAAACGCATCTGGCTCCCATTCCTTGTACTCTTCAAGCACCATGGCCTTGAGTTCGGGGAACTCCATGCGCTTTTTTACTGAATTGAGCAAGATGATGTTGTATACGTTCGTCTCTTCGTTCTGGAAGACGCCCCACGTAGTCAAGGCGTTGTAGTCCGCCCGGTTGTTAGCCTCTTGAGCCGCGTCAAGGCTCATAATCACGAACTCGCACTCCGGTGGGGTCTCTTTATCCCAGATCTGCCACCACTCCCTCTTAATTAGTGCTCCTTCTTCAGCCGTCGGATCCTGCATGTACTGAGCCTGCCAGTACCGGGGATCCATTCCGACTTTTTTGGCCTCCAACTCCTCTACAGGCCAGAAGTCAGGCCAAAGTGCCTTCCCACTAGGTAGGATGGCTGGAAACTCCACCACCTCCCATTGGTCTGCGTCCTCATTTTTAACCATGTGGTTCACAATCTGGGCGGTCAAGTCAAGTTTTGACCACCTAGTCATCACCACGATTATGGCGCCACCCGGCATTAGACGTTGGATTGGCCCCGACTGAAACCATTCCCATGCTGGCAGGAACACTTCGGGTCGCATTTGCTTGGCTTCCTGCTCTGAGTGTGGATCATCGATAATAAACAGATCGGCACCACGACCAGCCAGAGCGCCGCCGACACCAATAGCAAAATACTCGCCTTTAAAATTTGTTCCCCAACGTGACGCCGACTTAGAGTCTTGCTGGAGCTCAATCTGAGGAAAGATGTCTTTATATTTCTCATCTGCCACCAAGTTACGCACCCTACGACCAAAGTCAACCGCCAGATCTGCCGTATGAGAGGCCATAATGACCTTCTTATGAGGGTATTTACCTAGAAACCACGCGGGTGCGAGGTAGGAAATCAGTTCAGATTTACCGTGACGGGGGGCAATATTGACAATAACCCGCTTTTTCTTGCCTGCAGCTATTTCTTCAAAGATATTAGCCAGTCTGCGGTGGTGTGGGCCTACTTTATAGCCCGGATATACATGGTCTGCGAACGATAAAAGGTCAGTTTGACCTATTTTCTTTACTTGTTCTGCTTCATAACGACTAATTTCATCCAAAGCCTCCAACTTTTCGTTGTGGCTAAGCAGATTAATATGGGTTTTTAAGAACTTAATCCGCTCGGGAGTCAGCATCTATTGCCTCTACGTCGATTACGTCCCGTTTTTTCCCTTTTTCAGCCAATCTTTCGAGTCTTTCTAACTTCTCAAGTAGAGATTTCTCGACTTCTTCGCTTGTTTTGTGAGCAACGGTGACTTCTGTGCGCTTTTTGAACGCATCAACACCGTCGATCTCTCCCAGCGCTTTGACTGCGGGGAGTGCAAATTTGGGATCGGGGTTAGTAGTCTGTTCTACTAACTTATTTACGACGTAGAGTTTAAGGTCTGCGAGGTCTCGCACCACCATTTGGTCATATTGGGCGACCATTCCAGCCAAATAGGCCAGTATTTCATTTCTATAATTAGCAAAATCTACTTTTTCATTGCTTGTCAACATCTTTTTGGCAAGCTCTCTTGCCGTGTCTTTATCTTTCTCGTCAGGCTCAATAGGCTTGCCCTGCAGATCAGATAAGAGTTTGATAGTCCTTGCGTAGACCTCTAACTCTTCTTGCTGCGTCATTTGAGGCATAGCCTCAGTCGCGTCTTTTGGTAACACGATATCTTTATCGACATCAAGAATGTATGTAGACATGCGCGGGTTATATCACAAAAAAAGCCCCCTGTATACAAAAGGGGGCAAAAGAGGGGCCCGGCATCACGGAGCCGGGGGGCCGACAGGGTAGGAATCGTCGGAACCATCCTGCAAAAATATAGTACCCCAAAAGGAAACGGGACTCCAGAAAAAGACAAGGGGGGCATTTCCTAGGGGAGTGAAAACCTTGACTTTGGGAAAATACGAAGGGGGTGGGGGCTCATTTTTTTAAGCTGCCGTACTTTGGCTCAACCATGCGGGTTTGCGGGCGATTTTTTGTACTTACTGCCGGTTTAATAAATGCGCAAAAGTTAATTTAATTGGTAATTTTGGTGATGATTTGTGTGGATTAAGGGGTATGGGGTGCGCAGGTACCATCTACCGGCATCGGGGGGGTGGGGTACGGGTGGGGGTCGAATACCTTGATTTATGCCCTAGGATATTGTATAACATACTCATGGCGGTATATTCCGCTAACTACGGAGGATATGTCATGTCAGACATTGACCTTCAGGGTTGTCTCACGATTCAGATGTTTGTCGTAGAGGCTAGCCATACCGAACCCGATAACCCTGATCGGGACAGAATGCGTAAGGTAACGCTTATGCGTCGGTATGGTGTAACACGCAGTGAAGCGTGCGATATCGCTTCGAGGTTCCTGAGAGATAACGCTCTAATAGATGAGCGTAAGTATCAGACGCAAACGACATGGCGGGTAACAGAGCATCTGTTCCCGTTATAACCCACGGGGGGCGAAAGCCCCCCATTAACTAGGAGAGCATCATGCCTAAAGTAAATTTTGAAATAATTAATGGCAAAGTGGTTTTATTGCCAGAGCAATTAGAATTATTCCCTATCAACCTCCAAGATACAGTCAGTATAGAAAGGGAGGCTAAGCTAGTAAAAAAGCGTGACTACCAAGTATTAGAAGCTTGGATAGATTACGAGAATGAAACAGAATTACAGGGTGCATCAGCGTATGTCTATTGGTTTCATAAATCATCAATAGATTACATTGAACAATACTGTCCCAAGTATTTCAAATTGTTAGGGTGGTGGTAATCAACCGGGGGGCGAAAGCCCCCCATTAACTAGGAGAGCATCATGGAACAATTAGAATTATTCCCCAATGACTATGTAAGGTTTGCTACAGAATTTCCCAGGGAAAAACTCAATATTATTCGGGAAGATAAGCCAGAGGAATACTATCGAATAATGCAAATCAGGAATGTAATATCTAAGCATAGATATGCAGTTAGAGCATTAGATAAGCGTCTAACATGGGATTTAGAAAGACTAATGTAATTAACCGGGGGCTTCGGCCCCCATCAACTAGGAGAGCATCATGAAAATAAGTAACATCTTCCAACTACGCGACACACTTCATGGTTATGGTTTCTGGTACACGCTCTGGTTCCATGGCGTTAGCTTCGACACGCTATGGTGCATATTTGTAGCGTGGCAAATGA